TGATATCCCCTAACCCTCCCTGGTATTATATCACAAAAACTTGAGCGGGTCAAGAGAAAAGTTATGCGAAGCTTAAGAAAGTTTGCGCGGGTTCTGCAGAGTTTCGCGTCCCCGCCCCAAGTTTTTTGGCGTTTTTGAAGGAATTTTTGGGAACACCCGCCACAGTTCGCGTCCCGCCCCCGAGAATAAATTAGTGTCGCATCAATTATTTTTAGCGCGATTAAAAAATCACTTGACAAAACATACATAGCGCAGTATAATATATACATAACTTGAAAAAATAGGGAGTATGTAATGGCGTATCCGCCGAAATTGACCAGAGAAGAAAATGAAATGTGCGAAGTATATGCACGCTTCAGACTAGATGGTTGCAGTCGGGATCAAGCCATTAGATACATGATGCTCATGGAGTATAAGTTAACTCCGCGAGTGATAACAGAAATTAAGCTGAACGATAAACATATCTTTGGCTTGTAGGAGAACGCTATGACACAGATGACACATTTAGAAGCACAACAAATTTTGCTAAACAAAGCAGTCGAAGGTAATTTCGGCAAAGTCGCTGTTGTAATAGAAGGACGCGATACTGCTGGAAAAACAGGCACGATAAGGGAATTGACACACTATTTGCCAACGCCACTCTACAGTATAAATCTGTCTAGCAAACCTAGCAAGCATGATATGAAACACTGGCTACAATACTGGCAACACAAAATGCCTCGTACAAATCAAATCGTTTTTTATGATCGCTCATGGTATAGTAGGGCGATGGTTCAAAAGATTAACGGATGGTGTAGCGACAAACAGTATGAGAAGTTCATGCGTAAAGTAAACAGTTGGGAAGAAAAGCAAACAGGCGTTAAATTCATAAAGTTCTGGTTAAGTATATCCGCAGAGGAACAACAAAGCAGACTAGAAGAAAGGAAACGCTCACCGCTAAAGAGTTGGAAGATGTCGCCTAATGATGAAAGGGCATTATCGTATTTTGAAGAAATGACGCTTTTGAAAGAAAGAGTGATAACTACAACGCCCAACTGGCACACCATTGACTACAACGATAAGTATTATGGTAGGCTTAATTTAATCACTAGGCTAGTAACTATTTTGGGCGAAGCACAAGAAATATCTTGACTTCGCTTCAAAAATTTACTATAATAGTATTATGAAAAATTTAATAGGGAAATATATACACGACAAGCGAATATGTGAGAGCATATGCTTTATCATACAAGGTTATGGCATATTATTCTTATTCGCTCTAATGGCGAGTTTAGATCCGATATTAGATAGGTTGTTTGGAACGCTTTAATTATTTTAAGCAAAACTTCAAATAATCCTTGACTCCGCTTCATATTACGAGTATAATATACATATGAACTGGAAATTAAACGAAAAACACTATTATATTTGGGCGCTTTGGGACACTATCGCGATTAAATACAATAACACATATTTTGGGAGAAATATCATGGCAGTAGCTAAAAATTATACAGACGAAATGGTAGTAAGCATGACTGAACAATACAATGCTAATCCTACTCGCGAAACTGTAGACCATCTTGCTAAAGAATTTGGCAAAACAACTAGGTCTATCATCGCTAAACTTTCTAGGGAAGGCATCTATAAAGCACAACCTAGAACTACTAAAACAGGCGAGCCTGTGATAAGCAAAGCACAATATGTGTCCGCTATCAACGCTCACTTTGAAGTAGAGTTGCCAACACTTGTAAAAGCTGGCAAACAAGACCTTGCTAAATTAGCAGAAGTTTTGAACTTGACTGTAGTAGCCAAGTAACTTGGAAATCCTCGAGATTTTCGGAATGGTAATCATAGCAGGAGCGAGTATGTTCCTGCTCATGATCCTCCTAGAGTGGATTGGGAGGCTCTAGCCAAGTAGATTATACTTCAGATTAAAAGAAGCAAAGCATAAAAAATGTCTTGACTTTTCCTTAAAAACGCAGTATAATATGTATATAGAAATGAGAAAAAGGATAAGTTTTCAAACAGCGAAGTTTTTAACAGGTAGCTGACTGAACTTGAGCATGAAACCAATAGGTTCTGTATCTTTCGCAACAACAATAAGTCGAAAGAGTGAGCAAGTCTTGCGAAAACTATCCACACCAAGTGGTAATCCGATGAAAAAAGGGCAATACCCAGAGTATAAGCGATCTGGGCGCTAATCGGAAGTTAGGAGGTAGAACACTCGCGAAGCACGCGGTCTTTAGACGACAGCATAAACGCAAAGTAAGTCGAGTTGGAGAACCTAACCGCCTTTTGAAGGGAAGGGCGTTAAAAAACTTCAGACAATCAGCCCATGTTCTTAAATTGGTTGCAGTAGCGGAAACGGCTGTGAACGGACTCGTGATTGATGCGTAGATACAACGACAATATCTCGTAGCATATCCATCTGTGAGGAGGCTTTAGGAAAATCGCAGGGAAGTAAGAGTGCATATATGACAGACGAATAATCGAAATTGATTAAGCACTACCGAAGGGAAAGTCCAGATGAGGGCGTATAGGAGGCTTCGGCGCTTATACAGGCAGAAATCCCGTATTAAGTTATGGGCAAGCGTAAGACTTAAACCTCATCTATTCGGACTGAACCGCGTCGCTGTGCGGTATACAAACAAGAAGCACAAAACTGCTAGATTCCCACGCAGAGTAAATAAGTAGGAAAACGAAGGAATATAGTAGTCATACTACTTGGCTTTGCCAGACGGAGCAAATGACTTGAACCCTTCCGCCCAGTGTAGAGATGCAAAACCCCCCGAAGGGCGTAAAACGGAAATTGGTTGACGAGTCTTTGGCAGAGTTATTTCTTAATAAACTGTCGCCTTCCTAGTGGAAATTAAGTTCCTAGCTATGATGGAAGGTAGTGGTAAGAGTGCTTTAGTGTATCTTGCCCAAGAACCAACCGCTATCATACTAACACGGCAGTTGTAAAACAACATGGTGTAGCGGAAGGAAAGAGTCGAAAACGGGATTGGCTTGTACACCTCCCTCTTAATCCTACAGCTTAAATAGTAGGTAAATCGAACTAGGTGTGTGGACTCGGTGAAATGTGGCTAAAAAGAATGAAACTGCCCATAATATACGGCACAAATGGTTCGAGGCTTAAAACAAATAACAAACATTTTTGTACCGCTCTTCGGAGCGGTTTTTTTGTCTCTCATGTGCGGATAGATCAGAATTTTGAAGTCCTAGCTTAAAATATTCCTTGACAAGCCATGTGAGGCGTGATATAATATATTTAGAAATTAGAAAATTAACACGAAAAAACAGGAGTAGGCGTATGCAATTAGAATTATTAAGAAAAACAGACAAAGAGCTATTCACCATAGCAGAAGGAAGCGATCTTTCAGTTGCAAAACAAGCGAAAAAAGAAATTAAACGCAGAAAAGCAGTTGGCTTCTGGGACGGAACAGCAGCGTTCGTAGTCAACGAGGACAACGAAACAATCGAGCCAGAACAAACAACTGAATATGTTTACGCCACAGGAGTAAGACGATTTTAACAACAGCCCGCCAAGGAAACTTGGTGGGCTTTTTTATATGGTAGCGAAACGAATTAAAGGAAAAACGAAATGCAAAAAGAAACCAAAGCGGAAGAGCTTCTGGAACAAGTACGAAACTACAGACGAGATGCCCTTATGCTACTTGGCGTTGGTCACTTTAATTACAATCGCCTTTTATTGGGGAGACAAATGGCTGAACGGAAAGAGCAGCAGATACAAGAAATTTTGGGAGTAGTAAAACGACTCCTTACAGGTGATTACGAGCCTACTGATATCAACAGATTAGCGGAATTATTGGTAAAACATGATAAAGTTATGGCAAATGGCATTAGTACAGTAATCGGATTTGAACTAGAAGATTTATACAGGAGTATGGAAGATGCCGACTAAATTTAAAAAAGACGGGCTAGAATGGGTTGGAGGCGGCGGACCATTCGGCAGAGGAAACAAAACAGCCGTTAAGAAGAAGTATTATATCAAAAATACGCCAAAGCAAGAGCTTTTAGACTATATTAACAACGACAACGGAAAGCCGAAAGTGAAGCAAAAGTGCAGAAACGAGCTAACCCGTAGGGGCGTGAAGTTAATAAAAGTCCCACAAAGCGAAACTACACAGGACTTTTTAGGGAGGCTAAAGTAGTATGGAAACGATAGGCATGATAGTAGGAATATCAGCATGTATAGTCATCACCATAGCGTTGGTGACAGCGTGATTGAGAGAATAGAAGAAATAGCTGAAGCCATTAAGGAGTTCGTCTCCTTACTTGGCTATGCTATGCTTATTGGCTTTATATATTATACGCTAGGCTCTGCAATATGGAACGCTGGGTTCTGAAATGGTAGTAGAAAAACGATATAATAGTAATAAAATGACCAAAATTACTACAAAGGACAGTAGATGGACACAGTAATTTATATATTCGCGGTAGTGGTTATGTTGTATCTGATGTGGAATAACAACAACCGCCCGAAGTATTAGTAGGAAAACGATGGAAAAAGAAGTAGATAAACGATTTGATAATGTTATACCCTTCCCAACAGTAAAAGAGGGAGATATACTCCGTGAGGTTATGGGGAAGCTAGAACAAGAGATCAAAGAAAAGCTGGATAGTTTGCAGATATTAAATGAAGATATCGTGGACTTAACTATTCAGTATGAGGGCATGCTACACAGATTATGTGAGCTAACTGGGGTGAAGTTGCCAAACGATCCCGATTGGAGCAATGAGTGGCATGATGATTAGTATAAAAACGATGGCAAAGAGAGTATAAAAACGATGGCAATGAGATGGGGTAAATTTAATCTTGCAGGCATGGCAAATAAAAAATGCACAAGCCAAGGGCAAGGTGGTCGTGGTAGAAGGGTAAAGATCGCTACTTCTACAATGAATAAGAGTAAAAAGCGATCTCACAAAAAATATAGAGGACAAGGAAGATAATGAACGAGTGGGAGAATATCGGAAAAGGTGTAATGTATAATATCAATGACAGCGGAATTCTGACTGTTAAGATTGACATTACACAGGATTTTGGACCCTCAGCTAGTGGTAAATCGACTATAATCGCCAGTAGCAGTGGGAATGCAAAAATAAACATTGGGAATGAGATGAGTGGAGACGATTTCGCTTTTCTAGGACTCAATCTATACAGGAAAACATAAAAATGAAGGAAGGTATGGTAGCAGAAAGAAAAAAAGAATATGAAGTAACTGGTAGCTTTAAAGTAGTCTTTGCAAGTGACACGCAAGGTGACGCTATAGCAGCAGTTCTTCAAAGTCTTTTAGAAAATGATGTAGATGTGGAGGACATAAGGGCTTATGAAATCAGAGACTAGCTTTATAAATAAATACGGCGAGTTTGTAAGAAGCACTACATCTGACGAAAGTTTGAGAACTGAAGTAATGATGGATCGAATGTTAGGATTACAAATGAGTAATGAGGACACTCAGTTCTCCCAGCTTTTGACTGCATCTATAGGTATGCAGGCAGAATCTGGAGAGTTTAGTGAGATTATCAAAAAGGTTATATTTCAAGGTAAAGATTGGAATGAACATGAGAAATTTCATCTAAAAAGAGAATTAGGCGACGTCCTTTGGTATTGGGTACAAGGGTGTCAAGCACTCGGGTTTGAGCCAGAGGAAGTTATAAATGAAAATATAAGGAAGTTGAGCGCTAGATACCCGCATGGGTTTGATGTCCTTAGAAGCGAGAATCGCGAGGAGGGCGATATATAGTATGGAAACGATTGCAAATATAATACTATTGCCTTGGACACTACTAGAGTGGGGATTCAGTTTAGTAGCATGGTATATTATATTCTCTATGATTAGTAATAAATTGTGGGATTATGGTATAGATAGGCACAGTGTATGGGCGTGGTGTCAGAACACTTGGGACGACTTACTACTCATGCTGAAGTGGAGGAGAGACTAATGGAATATGTAATTCTAGGATTAGTCATATTGAGTATAACAGCTCATCTACACATCAGAGGGTGGAAAAAATGACGCAGTACACAGAAATGATAGAAGCCGAGAGAACTCGGCAATCTATCAACAAACAAGCCAGAGAATGGGCTGAAGGAATAAAATACATTCTAGCAGAGAATGGATATATAGAGACAAAATTCAATAGTGGTAAAGTGATGAGAGTTTGGCATAGAGATAATAACGGCAATAAAGCTGGTAAAGAATTGATTATGGCAAAAGGAAAACCCTTTAAGGATATCCGAATAGATTTTGAGAGGGCACAAGCTGATCAAATCAGTTGGAACGAAAGGAGTCGTCATAATGGTTAATAGATGGAGTAGTGTAAAACTACCTAGCTTTTATGAACCGCCAGCTAGAAGGAAACCAAGTGAGAAAGAGGAGAATGAATATTTTTCTGCTCTTGCAGAGTACGGAAGTGATGAGTGTGTTCATGTTCTAGCAGATCAATGGGGTATAAGTACCCTTAATGTTAAAAAAATTATAGAGGAGATTGAAAACTCATGGCTGTAAATTATACACAGGAAATGGTCGATCTAATGAAAGATAGATATAGTGCTAAACCGACCAGAGAAACAGTAGAAGAATTAGCACAAGAACTCGATAAGAGTATAAAATCGGTAATAGGAAAACTATCAAGAGAAGGAATTTATCAAAAGTCCGAGTACCTTACAAAGACTGGAGAGAAACCTATAACAAAAAGGGAATTAGTTGAAAAGATAGCAGAGATAATGGGAATGGAATATCAAGCCCTAGCGGGTTTGGAAAAATCACCCAAACAGAATTTGAAGTCTCTAGTAGAAGCATTGATATTGAATCTAAAGCCTGAGGAGTGGGAAAGTTATGAGAGTCGCTAAATTAACTGGAGAAAATCCAGACATATTGAAGATAATTGAGAAGCATGGAACTTATGCTGAGGTGTTAGGACTTGATGAAACCCCAACGGGTTTGAAGGCGAGATTAAAGTTTGGAGACAACCATAGAGAACAAGTATTAGTACAAAATCT